TCTTGCTAATTGGGCTAAAAAAGGCTCATTGATTGGTATCACAGGAGTAATCCAAACACGTAGCTATGATAATCAGCAAGGCCAACGTGTTTATGTTACAGAGGTTGTTGCTAGTAATTTCCAATTGCTAGAAAGTCGTAACAGTCAACAAAATACTAAAGGTCATCAAGATAATCATGGTGCTTATCAGCAACAGGGTTACAGTAACCAGGGCAGTTCTTTCCAAAATGGAAATAGTTACGGACAACAAGGTAGTTTCTTTGAGGGGAACACAACAAATCCAGTTCCTGATTTCACCCGTGATAACAATCCATTTGGCAGACCGACAAATCCATTGGATATTGACGATTCAGATCTGCCGTTTTGAGGTGATTTATGAGCAAAGAAATTTGGAAAGAGATCAATGGTTATGAGGGGATTTATGAAGTTTCAAACCATGGTAGAGTTAGAACTCACAAAGATAAAATCACACATAGCCAAAGACACGGTATCAGGCATTGGAAACAGAGGATTTTGAAACCTAAATCAACCAAAACTAGAGAACCTAGGGTGTCTCTATGGAAAAATAAGAGATCGAAAGATTACCTAGTACATAGATTGGTTGCAGAGGCATTTATACCAAATCCAGATAACAAACCGACAGTAAATCATATTGATGGCAACCCAGAAAATAATCATGTTAGCAATCTTGAGTGGGCGACTTACAAAGAAAACAATAATCATGCTTTCGATAACAACCTAATCAAAACAGGAATGAGCATCATTTTAGTTGACAAAAAGACTAAAGAAATGCACATGTTTAGAAGCATGGCGAAAGCTAGTGAATTCTTAGGACATAACCATGGTTATTTGAGCAGTATATTGTCACATGGTCAGACCATATCCCAATATGAAATATACACTAAATTATAGGAGTTACTAGATGAATAGCGTTAAAGCAGACTTACAATGCCCATTTTGTGGACACTGTAAAGTAGTCAAGATAGGAACGCATCGCAAGGCTATCACTTGCCCATCGTGTAAACAAGCTGTTTTCTTGTCATGGGCAACTGGCGTTGAGGGTGAACTTGATAAGTATGGATATTATTTCCACGCTTACGAGCCTTTCAATATCCGCAAAATCAATCAAGAGTTTCAAGATGCCTTTGAGGATGCACCACCTAAACACTCTTTCACCATCAGAAATAAGATGAGAGGGTGAAATTACTTTTACAATCAGTATTAAACCAATTTGAAAAGGAAACAGAAAATGACAAAAATTGAAATCGTTATGGTACTTACAACTTTGATGTCTATCACATGGGCAGCAATTGTTACAATTCACACTATGCAAGCCATCAAAAAACATAAAGCAAAAGTGGATTATTATCAGAAACCACAAGTGCAATGCGAGATTGCACGTCATGTACTTAAAAACAAATGGTATTCAGATGGTGGGGAGGTGTTTAGATGAAAGTATTTGATGGCGCTAAAATGCGCGCTATCCGTAAAGAGGCAGAGCTTACTCAGTATGATCTTGCCCCGATGGTTGGCATTAGTCAAAATCGAGTAAGTGACATTGAGAGAAATGTTACAACTCCAACAATTGAGGAAATCGAGGCATTTGCCGATGCCCTAAATACTCAAGTATCATCATTTTTAAGCAACGAGTCAGAAATTGAGGTTATTGCTAATACCTTCACCAAAAAGAAAAAGGACACTGATGCAGAGTCTCACTTTGACACCCAAACCGAGCAAATGGAGCTATTTGTTGATGATGCTTTACTAGGTCATGACCTGACAGGATATGTCTTGATCAGCCATAAAAGATATCTGGAGTTGTTAGATAGTCAAGATCGCTTAAATCAGTTACAAAAACTTTTGAAGTAAGGAGGACAATATGGATAAAAAACTTATTGGGTTAGACCTAACCCACATTGCAGATGGAGGATTACAGGAGAAACTAGACAAAGAGCTTGAAAAAGTCTTTGATAACATCCTTGACCTTAACACAGAGGCCAAAGCCAAACGCAAAGTGACTATCACACTTACAATGTCAGCTAATGAAGAGCGCACAGTTGTTGATACTATCATGGAGGTGAAATCAAAATTTGCGCCTCAAAATGGAGTAGCTACAACAATTCTTGTTGGACGTGATTTTGATACAGGACAAGTACATGCTAACGAGCTGAAAAGTACAGTACCTGGTCAAATGTATTTTGACGAAAATGGGGAAATTCTTACTGATATTGGGCAACCAGTAGCAGAAATTGAACAGCAGACAGAAGCAAAACAAGATATTATTGATTTTAACAAAAAGAAAGTAGGTAACTAATATGACAACGGAAAATCTTAAATCAGCATTGGAATATGCAGTAGAACTAAATGAGCATGGTTCGGAAATTTTAACAGCTGAAGATGGCACAGAGTATTATGATGCCAACAAATTCAACCTCAAAGAACTTGATCCTAAACGCTATCCTAAAACTCTGGAGCTATCAACCTTGACAAGCCTTGTTTACTATCTCAAAACAGACCTCAACAATTTGAAAAAACAACGTTTGATTGTGGCTGTTGAGAAAAACGATGAGGTTTGCGTGTGGTCTGAAAATGATGAGCTTGAACGTCGCACATTACTTGTTGATGTTAAGGCACGCGTTCCAGAGCTATCATTTGGCCGTTTCCTATCATCGGAACAGTTCAATATCATGTTGCAATCAAACTTTATTGACGACAACGATCGTGGTACATTGCTAGAGTTTGCTAGCGCATTGAAAATTGAGAATGGGGCTGAAATTGAAGATAATGGAGTATCTCAAGTAGCCACAGTTAAAACAGGTGTGGCAAGTCTTGCGAAAGGTAAAGCACCTAATCCAGTTACATTGCGCCCATATCGCACATTTAGTGAGGTTGAACAACCAGCAAGCCTATTTGTCTTTAGGATTGATAAGCAAGCCAATATGGCTTTATTTGAGGCAGATGGTAAGCGTTGGGTAGCTGATGCAGTAGGAAATGTTGCAGCCTATCTAAAAGAGCAACTAGCAGACCAAAAACATATCACAGTATTAGCATAAGAGAGGAAAAAACAATGACTAAAGAAACTAAAAACACAGTATCAGCTGAAACTATCGTAGAGAACTTGAAAGAATTTGCGGAAACATTACACGATGAGAGCAAAGAGGGAATGGTACACTTTCTTTTGACAAAGAACGTGAGTAAATTTAAAACAGCTAATATTTTACACAATATTAGTCATGATTTGCTAGATATCTTAGATGGAAAGAGTGCTAAAGAATTGTTTGGTGAATCTGATGATAATGAGGCAGATAGCTCTTTGGTTGGAACAGTCACTATCAATGTAGAAACTGGGAAAGTTAAGGGGATTGATGACATCAAGGACACCAAAGCAAAAGAACAGATTGTAGCAGCTGTAAGTAAAATTGTTGAAGAGCTAGGCGGTAATTAGATGGTATTGTTTCTGAAATTGATGGTTATCAGCGCTTGCTTACTCCTTTCTATTCTAATTTTCGTTGCTAGTCGCAAAACCTACAAAAAAGGAAAAGCGGACAAGGTGGTTTGGTTTATCTTTGATGCTTATGCTATCGCTTTGATTTATACAGTGATAAAGATTTTGGAGACATGACATGAAAAATAAAAATCGAGTTGGTCTATTTTTTGCACTTGCAGCCTTGTCAATATCAATGTTAAATCTAGGTTTGATAATCTCTAAAAATCACTATAAACCGCAGGTGGTCAAGCTGGAGCAACAAGTGGATGAATTGAAAAAAAGAAAACCAGTCATTATTTATCAAGTTGACAATGCTGGTGGTGAGCTTATCGGAACAGTCACAGAAAAAGCTATTGTTGATGGGCATTATACAGTCACGATTGGAGCTTATGGCAAGTTTCTTGTTACGAAAGAACAGTATGAGAGTATCAATGTGGGCGACGATGCCCCAGGCTATTTGAAGAAATGAGGAAATTAAGATGAGTGATTACAAACAACGGATGATCGATGAATACAAACAATTAAAAGAGCGCGCTAACAAGTTAAGTTTGATGATTAGTAACTATTACGTAGGAACGCTTGATTTTAAACTAAAATGTCCTATTGAGTTACTTGAAACACAACATTATACAATGTGTGCATATCTCAAAATCCTTGAACAGCGCGCAGAAATTGAAAATATTGAGCTTTAAGGTAATCAAAATGAAATTTGAGTTTTCTTTGCCTCGAAATACTAAGCTAAAATCTCTAAACATGGTTATCAACAGTAATGACAGACAACATCAAACAGATAAAGCTAAAGTTACTAAGCGCATCAGAGCTTTTGCTTATTGGCATACATCGATGAACAAGGATAAAGGGAGGGCTGCTTTTAGCCCCTCTAACCCTTGTGAGGTTACAGTTACGATTTACAGTCCTACTAAATCTAAATTAGATCCGCCTAACTTGCATCCGACAGTCAAGGCTATCATTGATGGCATGACTGATGCAGGTATTTGGACAGATGATAATCATAAGGTTATCAAAAAGTTATCTTTTGTTTATGGTGGCTTGAGCGAGGAGAAAGGGCATTATAGATTAGTGTTTGATATAGAGGAGGTCACAGAGTGAAACGACCAGAACAATACCCATCTGGATACTTCATTCCTGAACTTATTGAAGATGAAGATATTATCTTCAATAAAGACAGTGAATATCACAAGCAGAAGAAAAAAGAAAAGAAAAATCCCATTTTTAAAAGAAATAAGTCCAAAAATAGATGGGCGCTTTGAGGAGGTGGAATAAATGACAAAAATCAGATTACAAAATCCATACATGGATGAAACTATCAAGGTGAGAGACGAATACAAACAAATTCTCAAAATGCTAGAATGGCTCGGACGAGGCAATATAGATTGTCTCCAACTAATTCAAATTGAACCAGAAGAAAGAATGATTACTATCAACCCTAAACACTTTGCAAAAGTTGATTTTTACGAGGATGAGGAGGTGAAGTGATGAAGATTGAACGAATTTGGGGATATCCGTCTAAGAATACATTTTCAATAAAGCCAATCGCAAAACTTTTAAGTGAAGAAGTCGTAGATGGCTTGTGGATTGACCCTTTTGCAAATAATGCTAAAATTGCTACGATAACAAATGACTTAAATACCGAATTTGATACAGATTATCATCTTGATGCTTTAGAATTTCTAAAGATGTTTCCTGACTGTTCTGTCGATGGAATTCTTTATGATCCTCCTTACTCAACAAGACAAATTTCAGAAGTATATAAGGGTGTAGGACTACCCGTAAATAAAGAAACAACTCAATCGACATTCTGGTCTAAACAAAAGAAAGAGATAGCAAGGATTGTGAAAATTGGCGGTAAAGTTATTTCTTTTGGTTGGAATAGTGGAGGAGTTGGAAAGAAGAACGGATTTGAAGTAATTCGTGTTCTATTGGTTCCGCACGGAGGACATCACTACGACACAATCGTCACAATTGAAGAAAAAATTAGAGAGGTCATAGAATGAAACGAAAAAAACTATTAGCAATCGCATTGCTTGGCTTATCTTTTGTATGGTTGGCAGCATGTGGAAATAAGGATGTCCTTGGAACAACTTTCACTTTTAATTACGCAAAAGTGAAAATGGTAGATGGGCAAATCGTAGAGGGCAAAGTCAAACAGTGGGCGAAGTACGAGAAACAGGATAGTATTCGTGTTACTTTTGAAAATGGTGATGAGTATTACACTCACTCAAGTAACGTGACTTTGTACAATAAATGATGAGGGGGTGATACATGACTGATGACGAAGAAAAAAATAGAGCGCTTGTCAGTTATCCATCGCAGGGAAATCAATTGGCTAAAGTGGTATTTTTTGAGGGATAAGAAAAATCCAAAGAGAACCATTTTGGAGCAAAAGATACATGAGGCATTTTTAGAAAATAATATTGAACAGTCTGTATTTTTGGTAAATTTGAAAACTGTAACAGATGAATATATCGAGAAATCAGATAGAAAAATGTTAAAAACGATAAAAGAGGTCTATGTATTTGAGAATATCAATGTGATCGGCGCGTGTCAAAAAATTTTATATCTAAGTCCTAGCCCGGCATACACTTACATCAATAAATGGTTTGATAAGTATTTTGTTTCAACTTACAAGTACATCCCCCTATCTAAATAACCGTAAAAATACCCTATCCTATGTATCTATAATCAAGGTACATAGGTTTTTTATTAGGAGGATAATATGGATAATCTGCCAACAAAACCATATCACAGACAGAATACTATTAATCAGTATAATTTACTGGATTACGATGCCACGCGCACAGATGGGAAATATAATTTGCCAACTCTTGAACCAGTTGATCATGTGCCTAAAAAGCTACAAGGATTTAACTATGTTTTGAATAAACCTGACTACTCAGCTACTGTACATTTTTTCCTAGATGATTATCAGTTTGAAAGAATTTGGAAACGCCCAGATTTTTACCTAGAAAAACTAGCTGATTTTGATTGTGTACTTACACCAGATTTTAGCTTATATACAGACATGCCAATAGCTATGCAGGTTTGGAATACTTATCGCTCAAGACTGATAGGCCAAATGATGCAGAATTGGGGCTATACAGTTATACCCACTGTATCGTGGGCAAACAAAGAAAGCCATGAGTTTTGTTTTGATGGTTTGCCGAAACATAGCACAGTGGCCATCAGTACAGTAGGCATAAAACAACGCAAAGAGCGCTTTGAATTGTGGAAAGATGGAGTAGATACCATGATTAAAAAGATAGCGCCAAAGCGTATTTTGGTATATGGTGGCAAAGTTGATTATGATTATAAAGGTATCGAGGTAGTTTATTTCGGGAATGAAACGACAGAAAGGATGGACAAATGGGCGGTAGAGGGGCAAGCTCTGGAATGAGTGATAAAGGCAAAAAGTATGGGACAGAATATAAGACTGTACATAAAGTGGGTAATATAAAATTTGTTACTCAAAACGAGCAAGGGTCACAAAAGACTCCAATGGAAACGATGACAAAAGGTAGAGTTTACGCACTTATTGACAAGAACAAAAACACACCCAAGAGTATTGTTTATTTTGATACAAAAAATAAGCGTAATAAGCAAATTGACTTAGATCATGTGCATAAAGGTATGAAACCACATGCTCATCACGGCTATAATCATGCAGAACATGAGAAAAGCAAAAAAGGAGCAACCAATTTGACACCAAAAGAGCGTAAACTTGTTGAAAAAGTCAAAAAAGAGTGGTATAATCACATTAAGAAACGTAGGGAGTAGTATATAGGGATTACGCCTTGATGGAGGAGATTCCGGTTCGAATCCGGGCTACTACGTTACATCTTAGCCCCTTAATTGGGGCTTTTTTTGTGCCCTAAATCAAAAATAACAGTAAAACATCCCCTCTTTTAGCATATAAAATGAAATCATGAGTAGCAATACTTGTGATTTTTTGTTGGAAAGGAGGGAGCGAATGAATGAAAGACAGAGGCGCTTTGCAGATGAGTACATAAAGACAGGAAACGGCTATCAATCAGCAATCAAGGCTGGTTATAGTGAGAGTTATGCCAATAATCGTATTACTGAACTGTTGGGAAATGTTGGGATAAAAGAGTACATAAATAAACAGATGCAAGAGCTGCATAAGTCAAACATCATGGATGCGACAGAGGCGCTCTATATCCTTTCTGAAATCGCTAGAGGTAAACGAGATGAGGAGGTTTTGATACTTAACCCAACAACAGGAAAAGTAGAGAGGCATATCAAAAAAGCAGATAATGCAACAGTTATTAAAGCCATTACTGAAATCTTGAAACGATATCCAACAGCTAAACAATCTGAAAAACTAGAGCTTGAGATTGAGAAATTAAAATCACAGTTGATAGATACACAAATGGAAGATGACACCATCACAATTATTGATAGTTGGGAGGGTGACGATGAAGATAATTGATATTCAAAAAAATGTCAATCCTCATTTCAAGAGTGTTTGGAAATCTAAGAAACCTTACAACATTTTGAAAGGTGGGCGAAACTCATTCAAATCATCAGTTATTACCTTAAAGCTGATTGTCATGATGACTTGGTACATCATAAGGGGTGAAACTGCAAATATTGTCATTATCCGTAAAGTAGCTAATACAATCCGTGATAGTGTGTACAATCAAATCCAATGGGGGCTATCGTTGTTTGGTCTAACTAGTCGTTTTAAGATGACAGTCAGCCCATTTAAGATAAGTCACAAAAAGACAGGCTCAACATTTTATTTTTACGGCCTCGATGACTACCAAAAGTTGAAATCAAACAACATTGGGAATATTATCGCCGTTTGGTATGAGGAGGCTGCTGAATTTTCAAGCGCAGAAGAATTTGACCAGACCAACATTACATTTATGAGGCAGAAACATCCACGCGCTCAATTTGTTAAAATCTTTTGGTCATACAACCCTCCTATCAATCCGTACAGTTGGATAAATGAGTGGTATGAGGAAATGAATACGCAAGATAATTACTTATGCCATTCTAGCACTTATCTTGATGATGAGTTAGGATTTGTAAATGATCAGATGTTGGCTGATATCGAGCGTATCAAAAAGAATGACTATGATTATTACAGGTATGTCTATCTAGGTGAGTCAGTTGGTTTAGGGAATAATATCTATAACATGAGTACATTTCACCCGTTAGATGCTTTGCCTAGTGATGATAGGTTGATAGGTATATCTTTTGCACTGGACGGTGGGCATCAGCAGTCAGCTACTGCATGTTGTGCCTTTGGTATCACGGCTAAAGGTAAGGTTATCTTACTAGATACCTGGTATTACTCACCAGCTGGCCAAGTGATAAAAAAAGCACCTAGCCAACTATCACAGGACATCAACGGCTTTATACAATCGGTTGTCAGCAAGTACAGAGTACCTATCTTGCAATATACGATTGATAGCGCAGAGGGAGCATTGAGAAACCAGATGTATCTTGATTTCAGTATTAGATGGCATCCGGTGGCTAAATTGAAGAAAGTAACAATGATAGATACATTCCAATCATTATTAGCACAAGGTCGCTTTTGTTACCTTGATACAGAGAATAACAAAATATTTATTGAAGAACATAAGATGTACAGATGGGATGAAAAGACATTGCAGTCTGATAGCCCAAATGTCATTAAAGATGATGACCATACATGCGATGTTGCCCAGTATTTTATATTAGACAATGCTAAGATACTTGGTTTGCGTGTTGGTAATTCATAAGGAGGGCAACAATGAACTTAATTCAAAAAGTAAAAGACTTTTTCAACCGTGGGAGGTATAACATGGAAACATCAAACCTAAACAGTATCTTGGAGCACCCAAAGGTAGCTGTAACACAATCCGAATTTAACAGGATACAGCTCAATCTAGCTTACTATCAATCTAAATTTGATGATGTGGAGTACATCAACACCGATGGCGACAGAAAGCGTAGAAAGATGCAACACTTACCGATTGCACGAACTGCAGCTAAAAAGATTGCCAGCCTTGTTTACAACGAGCAAGCGGAAATTACAGCAGAGGATGAGACACTAAATAATTTTCTTGATAATATGCTAGGCAATGATCGCTTTAACAAAAACTTTGAGCGATATTTAGAGAGTTGTCTGGCTTTGGGTGGGCTTGCTATGAGACCTTATATTGATGGAGATAAGGTTAGAGTGGCATTTATTCAAGCACCAGTATTTTTGCCATTACAAAGCAATACACAAGATGTATCAAGCGCTGCAATCCTTACCAAAACCATTAAATCTGAGGGGCGTAAGAACGTTTATTATACACTTGTCGAGTTTCACGAATGGGTAACAGCAGACGGGCAAGAAACAGGCAGTACAAACGATAAGAAATATTATCGTATTACAAATGAGCTATACAGATCAGATGTGAATGATGTGCTTGGTCAACGTGTGAACTTGAGTGAACTAGATAAGTACAAGGATTTAGAGCCTGTAACAGTCTTTGAGAATCTATCAAGACCGCTATTTACTTATCTAAAAACTCCAGGCATGAACAACAAAGATATCAACAGCCCTCTTGGATTGTCTATCTTTGATAACGCAAAGACGACTATTGATTTTATCAATCGTTCTTACGACGAATTCATGTGGGAAGTCAAAATGGGGCAAAGGCGCGTGATTGTGCCGGAGCATTTGACACAAAGACAACATCAACGGTCAGATGGAACAATAGATTTTAGACCACGGTTTGATGTTGAGCAGAATGTTTATATGCAGATTGGCGGATCTAGCATGGATGCTGGAGGTATTACAGACCTTACCTCACCAATTCGAGCAGATGATTATATTTCAGCTATTTCTGAGGGATTGAAACTCTTTGAAATGCAAATAGGGGTATCAAGTGGGATGTTTACATTTGACGGGCAAGGCGTTAAGACAGCGACAGAAATTGTCAGTGAAAACTCAGACACCTATCAAATGCGAAATAGCATAGTTGCACTTGTTGAGCAAGCTATCAAAGAGCTTTGTGTTTCAATGTGTGAGTTGGGTAAAGCGGTAGGAATTTACAACGGAGAAATTCCAGAATTGAAAGATATCTCTGTAAATTTAGATGATGGAGTATTCACAGACCGTCATGTCGAGCTTGATTATTGGGCTAAAATGGTAGCAGCAGGCTTTTCAACGAAGAAACGAGCAATTATGAAAACATTGAACATTTCTGAATCAGAGGCAGAAACAGAACTCAATACTATCAATAGCGAGTTGCCACCTATGAATGATGCTGAACTTGCTATTTATGGTATGCATGACCAAAACGAGGAGGAAGAAGATGACAAAAATTAAATTCGGAGTTACTAGTGTTGACTACTCGGCAAGCATTGAAAATACGCCAACATTAAAACTAGGTCTAATGATTAGAGGGAGCGGGAGACTAGATGCCTCCTCAGTTATTAAAAAATTAATTAAGGATATTTCTGAACTGGAATACGAACTAGAAGAATAAACTGGTCAAATCGGCCAGTTTTCTTTCAAGAGAGGGCTTTTGAATGAAAAAGAGAAAACAACTCACGTTTAACGACCAACAATTTCCTTTGCAAATGCAAGGCGTTGGGGATATTTACGAAAAATTACAGATTGATCTCTTTGATCGTGTGATTAAACGCTTAAAAGAGCGTGGTTCTATTGATTTGATAAGAAATCCTTACATTTGGCAGTTAGAGAAACTAAATGATATGCACATGCTCAATGAGCAGAATCTAAAGCTTATTTCAGAGCGTACAGGAATTGCTGAAAGATTGTTGCGTGATGTAATTGAGAATGAGGGTCTGAAAGTCTATACAGACACTAGACAACAACTTGAAGAAGATTTGAATAGAAACCCTACTATACAGATTTCAAATGCCGTAACAGACAGTTTAGAGGCTTATTCGAGGCAAGCAGTTAGTGATTTAAACCTTATCAATACAACTTTGCCCAAGAGCTTGCAAGTCGCTTATAAATCTATTGTGGAGGAGACAGTCGCCCAGGTAGTTGCAGGAACTAAAACAAGCGATGTTGCTTTACATGATACGATTATGAAATGGCAGAAGAACAGCTTTACTGGTTTTGTGGACAAAGCCGGTAGGCATTGGAAAGCTGATAGTTATGCGAGGGCTATTATCAAGAGTACAACATACAAAGTTTACAACGAAATGCGTACTAGACCGGCCGAGGAGTTAGGGATAGACACTTTTTACTACTCTAAAAAAGCAATGGCTAGGCCTGCTTGCAGTCCATTACAAGGGCAGATAGTTACCAAAGGGGCTAGTAGGGAGATAGATGGGATAACTATCTATTCTTTGTTAGATTATGGTTACGGAACGGCAGCAGGATGTTTAGGAATCCATTGTGGTCATTATCTGACACCGTTTATTGTTGGGGTTCATGAGTTACCGAACTTACCAGACTATCTGAAGAATCTAACACCAGAACAAGCTGAAGAAAATGCACGCATTGAAGCAAGTCAAAGAGGACTTGAGAGACTTATCAAGACACATAAAGAGCGATTGCATTATGCTCATACATTGCAAGATGACAAGATGATAAAAGCTGAGCGCTCGAAAGTCAGAGAGTATCAAACTAAGATTCGTAACTTAATAAATCAGCATGATTTTTTAACAAGAGATTACAAGCGAGAGAAATTATATGTTTCATAAAGGATTTGTGTTTCACAAGTCCTTTTTTGTATTTAAAACCGTAAAAAATCCCTATCCATCAAAGGTATATTGAGAGAGTAAATAATATTTTGCTTGAGGTGGGAGTTGTCCACCTAAAAAAGAACTAGGAGGGTACAAATGGCATTTACAACTGAAGAACTACTCAATCTTGGATTGACTGAAGAACAGGCTAAATCAGTCTTTGCTTTGCGAGGAAAAGAGCTGAACGAGGACAAATCAGCCTTAGAAACTATCACACAAGAGCGAGATAGTCTCAAATCACAGTTGCAAAAGGCAGAGGAGCAAGTTGAACACTTGAAATCGCTTGAAAGTATCAGTGCCGAGCAAAAAGAGGCGATTGATAAATTACAGGCTGAATATGACAAGTATAAAAACGAAGCTGCTGCTGAACTTGCGCAAACTAAAAAGGTTAGTGCTATCAATCTAGCTTTGAAAGATACAAATGCTTTCAATCCAGACAAATTGATGAAATTCATTGATGTTGATGCTATCCAGTTAGACGAAAATGGAAAACCTCAGATTGAAGAAGTAATCAATGGTTTGAAAGAAAGCGATCCATATCTATTCAAAAGTGAAGAAAGTAAGCCTAACCCAAATATTTTACCTCAAGGTAATCCAGCGGGTGAGGGGACTGGTGAAGTTGACCCATTCCAAGCGATTATTGACGGGTATGGCAAATAACAGAAAGGAGATTACAAATGCCAAGTAATCAAAACAACGCAGTGCGCCGCTACGAGAAACAATATGCGGGCATTCTTGAGACGGTTTTTGGAGTGCGAGCAGCATTTTCAAACGCTCTAGCACCTATTCAGATTTTGGATGGGGTACAAGAAAACTCTACGGCTTTCTCAGTTAAAACAAACAACACACCAGTTGTAATCGGCGAGTACAAAACCGGTGCAAATGATGGTGATTTTGGTGACAACTCAGGGTCACAATCACGTTTTGGTAGTTTGACAGAAGTTAAGTATGACAATACAGATGTCAACTATGACTATACCCTTACAATCCATGAGGGACTTGACCGTTACACAGTAAACAATGACCTTAATGCTGCTGTTGCCGACCGTTTGAAGTTGCAATCTGAGGCACAAACTCGAACAATTAACAAGCGAGTTGGTAAATACTTGTCAGGTAACGCTGCTAAAACTGAAGCCCTTGCTGATTTCACAGATGACAAAGTAAAAGCTTTGTTCAACAAATTGTCAGCTTATTACACAAATAACGAAGTTACAGCGCCAGTTACTGTTTACTTGCGTTCAGAACTTTACAACGCCATTGTCGATATGGCCTCAGTCACAAGCGCCAAAGGGGCGACTATCTCCCTTGATGAAAACGGACTACCAAAATACAAGGGCTTTACCTTGGAAGAAACTCCGGAACAATACTTTGAAACAGGGGTTGTCGCCATTTTCTCTCCAAATGGAATTATTATTCCATTCATTGGTATCTCAACAGCCCGTGTAATTGAGGCTGAAAACTTTGATGGTGTGAAATTGCAAGCAGCTGCTAAGGGTGGTACTTACACTCTTGATGACAACAAGAAAGCAATTTGCAAAGTCACAGGAACAATTGTGTAGGAGGTGGAACATGGCACTTTATCGGGCAACAAAAAACCTTTTCTTTGAACAGCTCAAAAAAGATGTGATCGTTGATGACATTATTGAACTTGATGAAGATTACGCAAAAGAAGTCAACAAGAAGCTAAAGAATGCTTTTCCGGATGTGAAAAATGTTTTGGAACTTGTTGACAAAAATGGAACGCTGGAACCAGAAGAAGATGCCCCATCAGTAGATGATGTATCTCAAACAACTGTTGAAGATTAAATAAGGGGTGGCAACACCCTTTATTTTTAAGGGAGGTTACGCATGACTTATTTAACACAAGATGAATTTACTAAGCTAGGTTTTGATGAAGTTACAAACTTTGAAAAATTGGCAAGCAGGGCAAAGATAGCGATTGACCTATACACTAATGGTTATTATCAGAAAGGCATTGATTTTGAAAAAGAAATCGCCTATCGAAAAAACGCTGTTAAGCTCGCTATGGGTTTCCAAATCGCCTATCTCAATGCCTCTGGCATTATGTCAGCTGATGATAAGCAACTAGCCAATAGCGTTTCTATTGGCCGTACATCAATCTCTTATAGCACCTCACAAAGCACCTCAGCAGGTCAGCAATTCAATTTGTCTATGGATGCTGAAAATGCTTTGAGACAAGCTGGCTTTAGCCTAGTTGTTGGAGTTGCCTATGATCGATAAGCGGTTATTAAAAAGGATTGACAAGCGTTTGTTAAAGGATGTCCTAACCATAAAAAAAGTAGCTGATAAAAACGATTATGGGGATGAAGTATATTCGGAGCCGTTGACTATTAAAAATGTACGTTTTGATAGATCAGTGGGGGTATCTGGTAATCGTAACTCAAAAACTGGTACAGGAAATTCAAAATCAAGGCAAAAACAAGGGGTTATATACCTCTATCCCTCGCTATCTTTTGTGACAGTTGATAACAGTTGGATGGGTGCAAAAGTAAACGATGGGATAGGAGATTACACAATTAATGGATTTCAAACTAACTATTATGATGGTGAGATATTCAGTCAAGAAATTGAGGTGATCTAATGAGTATTGCCATTAAAGTTGACTTGCAAAAAGCCAAACAGAAACTTTCGAGCGAATCCATGACAAGAGGAAAGGTTGCAGTTGCTAGCAAAATCTTGCTAGATAATGAGCAATATATCCCCTTGAGAGGTGGAGAGTTGAGAGCCTCTGGCCGAATCGTTGGACAAGGTGATGCTGTTGTCTATGGAACAGTTTATGCTAGAGCGCAATTTTATGGCTCAAACGGTATTGTCACATTTAGGAGATACACCACTCCGGGAACTGGCAAACGATGGGATCGAGTTGCTACTAGTAATCATGCTGAAGAATGGGCTAGAGCTTTTGTGAAAGGAATGGGGCTTTAATGCGAGAGAATGACTTTCAAAATGTACTTTTAAAGCATATCAAGACTTTAAATTTACCAGTTGAACCACGCTTTGATTATTTTGAGGATGATAAAGATGACCTGGTTATCAATCAGATACCAGGCGGGAAAGTGGACAGAGAGTATATGGATGGCACACAAGAGATTTCTTTGCCGTTTGAAATTGCTGTAAAGGCACAGAAGAACTCAGTAGCCAATGACACTATCTGGTTAGTCACCTCAGAACTTTCGAAGATAGACTTAGTTTTGCCAAGTGACAATAATTCTTATGAATATATGGGAATGGAAGTCAGCAGGCCTGCCATGAAAGGCAAGGATGAGCAAGGCTATTATTATTACACAATTGAAATTGTGGCAAAAATCGTAATTGAGAGGAAAAAACAATGAGACAAAAAAACGCCCTACGTGGCCATTATGTAGCTCCATATAATGGAGGAGTTGAACCATCAACAGAAGATGCATGGTTGGAACTTGCTAAATGGATCTCAGATGTATCAGACGATACAGACGAAAAAACAGAAGACCAAGCTTATTATGACGGGGATGGTACTGAAGAAACAACAGTAGTGAGCGTTAAAGGCGCTTATACTTTTGAGGGGACTTATGATCCAGAAGACAAGGCACAGGCTCTTATTGCTAGCATGAAGTACAAGACAGGGGATGACCGTAAGCTATGGCACAAGGTTGTTTCTTCTGATAAGAAAAAACAATGGGTGGGAGCTGCAACTGCAACAGAAATCAAAGCAGGATCTGGTGCTGCTTCTGACTTTGAAGCATTTGGATGCAAACTTTCGTTTAACTCAACGCCAAAAGAAACAGGCATTGGGTAATAGCTTTTGATAAGGGCGGGCATTTAAGCCTTGCCCTTTTTTAACAAGAAAAAGGAGTAGAGAAATGACAGATATTCAGATTGAACTAAAACGTACTGGTTTCCCAGTTAAAATCGGCGAAGTAGAGCTATGGTTTGATACAAGTCAAGAGAGTTTGATGCGCTTTTATGACATGGAAGAAGAACTCCAACGTCGCCTTGTCCAGTATGAATTGGATGTGGTAACTGCAAATATTGATAACAAAATTGAACGTGATGGAGTAACTAAAGAAGTAGTTGCTGGGGCTATTGAATTAGAGAAGAAACAGCTTGAGATTCAATATGATCTTATTTTTGGCGATGGTACATTTGACAAGTTGTATTCTGTATATCCAGATTATAACGCTCTAAAAAACGCTCTAGAACAGACCGCAATCATGTTGCATGACAAGTTGGAAGAAGTTGCTGAGCAACATGAAAAAGTGGTGAAAGAGCGTGCTAGTCACTATTTAAACAAGGGGAAAGTCACTGCAATCAAGAACAACAAGAAACGCAAAAAGAATAAAAAGAAATAGCTAGGTAAAAATTATGTCTATGAAATTAAATGATGCTTTAATCACAAATTTTTCTATTGCTGATAAGGAGTATGACATAGACTTGTCTTTTAATAGGGTTCTGGATGTCTTTGAAATCTTGAAAGAGGGAGAGTTGACAGAGTTTGAAAAAGCACAGTTGATTGTCCATTTGCTAACTGGCCAAGAATTATACGACATCAAAGAGGTTGTGGATTGTTGGATTTACATAAAAGAGCATTTTTTAGAAATCGAAAAAGAAACTGTTCAGTATGATTTGTTAGGTAATCCGATGCCAACAGCAAAAGATGAAGAAGAACAAGAAAAATTGATTGATTTTGAACAAGATGCAGAATACATTTACGCTAGTTTTTTGCAAGCATACGGCATCAATCTTTTAGAAGTTCAAAATAAGTTGACATGGACAGAGTTTAAAGCGCTTTTGAACGCCTTGCCAGACAATACAATCATGCAACAGATTATAGAAATCCGAGCCTGGAAACCAGAATATGGTGGGGATAAGAATAAAATGCGCAAATTACAAGATAAATATAGTTTAGGAAAGGAGGGAGAAGTAAATGGCTGATGGAAAAGTTACCATCGTTGTTGACGTAGATGGTAATAAAGTCAAGGTTCTAAACGATGAGTTAGATAAAACGGCACAGAAAGGTGACAGAGGGAGCGACTCTCTAAAGAAGTTCGCTCTTGGTGGTGCTACTTTCAAACTGGCATCTAAAGCGGTAGATCTTCTAACAGATTCCTTGGGCGGAGCGATTCAACGTTTTGACACGTTAGAAAGTTTCCCAAGAGTGATGCAAGCGATGGGGCATAGTACAGAGGATGTCACGCGCTCAACCAAGAAACTTGCTAATGGGATTGAGGGCTTGCCTACTACTTTAAATGAAGTGGTAGGTACAGCTCAACGTCTCACCTCGATTACTGGAGATATAAACAAATCAACAGATCTAACGCTTGCCCTTAATAACGCCTTTCTTGCCTCTGGATCTTCTAGTGCGGATGCAAGCCGTGGTTTGCAACAGTTTAGTCAGATGTTATCAGCCGGTAAGGTTGATATGCAATCATGGAAAACATTGCAAGAAACCATGCCTTATGCTTTGCAAAAGACTGCTGAATCATTCGGTTTCGCTGGCCAATCTGCTCAGAATGATTTCTATTCTGCATTAAAACAGGGACAACTTACATTTGATCAGTTCGCTTCAAAATTGATTGAGTTAAATGGTGGTGTTGGTGGTTTCGCTGAGCTTGCAAAATCTAATAGTAAAGGGATTCAGACCTCTTTTGGCAACTTGAAAAATGCAATTGTGAAAGGTGTCGCAAATACAATCAAGGCTCTTGACGATTTAACAACGGCAGCAACAGGAAAAACAATTGCTGAGAACTTCGATGCATTGAAAGTAATCATCAATGCTGCTTTTGGTGTTATTGTCAACGTAATTAAAGCTAGTACACCTGTTTTTCAGACTTTGTTTAGTATTTTGGGTACTGGAGTTTCTGTAATCTCATTTTTGACGCCGGCTATTATTGGTTTAGTTGCTGCTTTGGTAACTATGCGCGTCGCTAGTCAAGCGGTAAAAACGACTAAGGACTTGATAAGCGCGTGGAAAACATTCAAAACGACGGCCACAGGAGCAATACAGATTATTAATTTAATGACTGCTGCACAGGCAACTTGTGGGACAGTCACGAAAGCTCAGATGGTGGCCAATCTGGCAAACAATGGAGCGCTAACAGCATCTACTGTTCTTTATGGTGTTTTGACCGGTGCTATTAGTTTACAAACTGCTGCTACTATTGCTGCGACTGCTGCAACAACAGCATTTAAAGCAGCGCTGACAGCTTTAACCGGCCCTGTTGGGTGGGTAATTGGTGCTATTGGCTTGCTTGTTGGAGCTGGGGTTGCATTGTGGCAATGGCTGACTGCTGAGAGTGAGGAAACAAAACGCCTCAAATCAGAACAAGAGGAGTTAGTCAAGAGTACGGATCAATTAACGGATTCTGTTAAACAAAGTGCAAAAGAGCGCCAGAAAAATCTTGAATCTGTAAAAGGTAATACAGAATCTTACCAAAAATTGGCTGACGAAATTGTCCAGTTATCACAAAAGACAAATAAGACAGCAGCAGACAAGAAAAATCTCAAGAAAAAGATTGATGCTTTAAATGCCTCTGTTAGTGGATTGAATCTAGTCTATGACAAAAACACTGATTCTTTGTCTCATAACAGTGACCAAATCAAAGCTCGTATCTCAGCGATGGAGGCAGAATCGACATGGGAGACATCCCAGAAGAACCTGCTTGATATCGAACAAAAGCGTGCTGAAATTGGCGAACAGCTGAAGCAGCTTGCAGAACAACGTAATAAGTGGAATGAAGAGTCCAACGTTAGCGATAGTGTTCGTAAAGAAAGACTGCAAGAACTCAACGACAAGGAAACTGAGCTTAAAAATACTCAGACAGAATTGCAAACTGAGTACGAAAAAACATCTCAAGTTCAACAGGCGGCATCTGAAGCAATGGCAACAGCTGCTGAAAATGGATCTAATCGACAAGTTATATCATACGAAGGTATGTCCAAAGCTCAACAAAAAGCTGTTGATGATATGCGTACTAAGTACAATGAATTACTTGAGACAACTACGAACATGTTTGAACAAATCAAGTATAAGTCTGCTATTAGTGTCGACGAAATGATTGCCAACCTCCAAAAAAACCAAGAGGCGGTTAATAATTGGGCAACAAACCTCAATACATTGGCCGAACGTGGGGTAAACGAGGGAATTTTGGCTAAATTGCAAGCGATGGGGCCTCAAGGTGGATTGTATGTTCAAGAACTTGTTAATGCCTCAGACGAAAAATTGGCAACATTGAACGAAGTCTTTACTCAAGGTGGTGAGTCAGCTATGAATGGCTTAACTGCTGGTATGGATACGGGTGCTTTGGGTATCACAGACAAGATTAAGGGTATTGTACAAAGTCAAGTTTCAAGCTTACAAGAGGAAATTGCAGCTGCTGACTTCCCTGAAAAAGGGAAAAATATTCCTGAGGGTGTTGGCGATGGTATTAAAGCCGGAGCTGAAATTGCAAGTGAAGCTTCTAAAAACATGGCTAATGATATAAAAGAATCCTTTACAAGTGAAATGGATATCAATTCCCCATCTCGTGTTTTCAATGAGTATGGTGGTTTTATCACTACTGGTTTAGCTGAGGGTATTGATAATGGTGCGTCGCAACCGACAAATTCGGCGACAACATTATCAACTCAAATCAAAGAACCGTTTAATAATCTACCATCAGATTTCACATATGCAGGTGAAATGGCAATGGCTGGCTTAAATACTGGATTGAATAATGGTGCTGGAGCCGTTTTGGAAACGGCTAGATCAATAGCAACAAGTGTGAAAGAGACTATCAAAGATGCTCTTAGAATCCAGTCGCCGTCTAAAGCGATGCGTGATGAAGTCGGACGATTTATCCCTCAAGGTATCGCTGTTGGTATTGAGGCGGATGCTGGCGTTGTTAAAAGATCGATGTTGCGATTAAAAGAAAGCATGATGATGGATACTAGACCAGAAATTGCACTTGGATTAAACAAGAAACTAGGTGCTCAAGTGACTGTTAAACAAAGTAGTAAGCAGACAATAGCTGAAAAAATCAAAGTTACTATGGACAAGTCTAGTGAACTACTTGAAAAAGCCCTGGATGTAGCTGAGATGGCGGTTAGACGACCAAATGAAATGTACTTAAACGATGGTACATTAGTCGCTAAAACAGGCGATAAATTCGCTAAATATCAGTCGGAGAAACTAAGACGGGAAAATAGAATGAGAGGTATTCTTGAATGACGAAAACGATGGTTTTTAACGGTGTTGATATGTCACGCTTCATCAAAATCAAGGATATTATTCGCCCTATCGGAAATAAGAGGAGCGTTACATTTGATAATGCTCCCTCGTTGGGCGTAAATATCCAACAAGTGAAACGTGGGGAAAAGGAGCACACTATCAAGTTTGACATGATTGAGCGTGATGGGGTGGCTCTTGAGCGCCTTAAACATGAATTGGCTGGCGTTTTGAACGTGCTAGAGCCTGTAAAAGTTGTTTATGGTGATGAACCGGACAAGTATTATATGGGGTTTCCAGTTGATGAAATCACTCCAGAAAACTTGACAAGATGGTTTCAACGCTCGGAGTTTAAGCTTGTCATTCCTGATGGAGTGGCTCACAGTTCAGCTTACAAAAAGTTTGATAGCATAACTAACGCTACTGTAACAGGAAATAAAGTGGTATTTGATTTGGCCAACAATGGAACAGTTCCAGCAAATCCAATCGTAAAAGTCAAGCACAATGCAGATAACGGTTATATCGGTATAGCGAATAATACTGGTTCTTTTGAAATTGGAAATAGCGAAGATGCTTTTACTGAGCCATCCCAAAAATCAGAAATGCTGCTTAACTATCGAGATAATGAGATCTCAAATGGTTTTATTAAAGCGTTAAAAAATCAAGTTGTTACGAACGATAATACAGAGTATGTGGTCGGAACAGCTGAGATGGTGAATCTCTGGGATCGCTCACATATTCGATTGAAAGATTTGCGAGGAGAAACCAAATTACACAACTACGCAACTAGCTTGTCGTGGGATATCCCAGCTAATAGCGCTAAAACAACAGGATCATTGGATGACTATTTGTGGTGGAGACAAGTTTTTTGGGCAGAGGCAAACAACCAATACGGTTTCATCAAGATTACTGTATCTGATACAGCAGGTAAGTTTCTATATGGAGTGGAAACTTTTAAACGAAATCTTAGTTCTGATTGTGAATACAACTTTTTTGTAAGCGATGGAAAAGGTGGTTATCGTATCTTGGGACGTTGGAGATTTGATGGTACAACAACTGCTGACCGAAACCCTTTTAGTGTGGCTAAAGGATGGTCTGACTTGAAACGTAATGATGACAGAATCCAAGTTTTTTATGGTGGTTCTTACTCAACTTTCATTGTTCCAGAAATTAAAGGGAAAAAATCCGCTAGAATTCATGTGACAATAGGGGCATATCGAGATCATCCAATGGTTTCTCACATGTACCTTGATGGTCTTTATTACCGCAAAGACTTTGTTACACAGACAAGAGATATTCCTAATCGTTTTACGACTGGTTCAAATGTTGTCATCAACAGCGAAGACGACACAGTCTATATTGATGATATTGCAAAAGCAAGCGAGGTTGTAGATGGTTCTCAATGGCTCTCCATCCCTCCAGGTAATTCAAAATTAGAGATGTATTTCTCTAGCTTTATCAAAAAATATCCAACGGTATCGATTGAATTTGAAGAAAGGTGGCTATAATGCTATTAACGATTCATGATGCAAATTTGCAAAAAGTTGCTTTTGTTGATAATGATAAGCAAAATACGCTTAATTATTACGACGATACTTGGGTAAGGGATTTGCAAACAGGATCCTCAACTTTTGAATTCACTGTATTTAAAAAAGCAATCAAATCGGATACTGCTTTATCAAAAGCTTATCAATATTTGAATGAGCGTGCCTGGGTTTCGTTTCGATACCATGGGCGTACCTACCTATTCAATGTGATGACTGTTGAGGAAAACGAGCAGACAATCAAATGTTATTGTGAAAACCTCAATCTTGATTTGATTAATGAGCATGCCAATCCGTACAAAGCAGAAAGAGCAATGTCATTTATTGAATATTGCCAAGAAATGGGTCTACTTGGTTTTAGCAATCTTTCCGTTGGAATTAACGAGATTTCAGATAGAAGACGAACCTTGGAATGGGAGGGACAAGATACTAATCTTGCTCGTTTGCTTAGTCTAGCTCATAAATTCGATGCAGAAATTGAGTTTGAGACACACTTGAACGCTGATAGTTCTATCAAATCATTCAGAGTTAATGTGTATCGAGAGAATGATGAGAAACACCAAGGCGTTGGGCGCGTCAGAAATGACATACAGCTAACTTATGGTAAAAATCTAACTTCTATCACCAGAAAAGTTGACAAGACAGGCGTTTTTAACGCGATTAGACCCACAGGTAAAAGGCGTGTTAAAAATGAAAAGGGAGAAGAAGTAGAAGAGGTAGTAACACTTCGAGAGTTAGAGCCTTGGTCTGTAATGAGGGATGGAATCCTTGAATTTTATCAACAGAACGAATCTCTATACGCTCCCATCTCTATGCAAATGTATCCATCTGTTTTTAGTCAAAATACTTTTGACGATCAATGGATACGAAAAGATTTCTCTTACGAGACAGACAATCCAAAAGAATTGCGCCGGTTGGCTTACAATGAGCTAAAAAAACATTGTTATCCTGCGGTGACATATGAAGTAGATGGGTTTATTGACGTTGAGATTGGTGACACAATCAAGATTTATGACAATGGTTTTAATCCATCTCTTATGATTCAAGCACGGGTTTCTGAACAGAAAATTAGCTTTACGAACCCAGCGAGCAATAAAACTACGTTTTCTAATTTTAAGGCGCTTGAGAACAAGTTATCAGATGGCATCCAAGCAGCCTTTGAGCGACTTTTCGAGGCATCAAAGCCATACATTATCAAGTTAGCCACTGATAAAGGTGTCATCTTTAAAAATGGAGATGGCGAAAGTACTGTAACTGCTACTTTGTATAAAGGTGGTAAGCCTGTTGTCGCCGGAGTAACTTGGCGTTGGGCACTTGATGGAAACCTGACAACCGGTATGAATTATCTTGTAAGAGGTTCAAATATTCAAAAAACCTCTACTTTACTTGTATCAGCTTACGTTGATAATGATAAGGTTGCAAGTGATGAATTATCATTTGTGAATGTTTCAGATGGTGAAGCTGGTCAGAAAGGAGAAGATGGGAAATCAACCGTCATCCACTTTGCATTTTCTGATAATTCGGATGGATCAGACCTTTCTTTTGAGGATAGAAATCAGCGCTATCAAGGTTATTATTCGGACTATGAACAGGCCAATAGCTTAGATAAGACAAGGTATAAGTGGACTGATAGATGGGCGAAGATAAAAGGCGGGACAAGAAATTATTTTAAAGATTCAGCATCGAGGGTATTTGCAACAGATAGTCAAGAAACGTTTGACTATCGTACTTATATTGTGGATGAATTTTGGAAGAATGCAGAGCGATTTAAGAAAGATTTTGTAAGAATTTCCTTTGATATTGCTTTCTTATCTCCTCTTGATTCAGATAAAACTGCTAATGTTCACTTTTCAGCATCGCCTTGGTACTCATATAAGAGCTTGAAATTCAAAGGTGGTACAACTGCTAGACAGCATTTTGAGTTCATGATTGATTTATCTAGTGCCTCTGAAGATTACAAGACAGACAATATGTTTATTCGCTTTGGCACAAATTATGGTTTCCCTGCTGGGACTAGAGTTTCCATTGAGAATGCGATGCTATCGATTGGCTCTCATTTTCCAGATTATGTTCAATCGGTTGAAGATGTAATGGATGGTATCAATTCAAAAGCTGACCAGGGATTGACTCAGGAACAGTTGAATGCCCTCAATGAGAAGTCACAGATTTTAGAGGCTGAAATGAAAGCGAAAGCATCGATGGAGGCCTTTAGTGAATTAGAAAAAGCATATAATGACTTTGTTGACAAGAATGCTAAAGATGCAGCCCAATCTGAAAAAGATTTGATTGAAGCAGGTAGAAGAATTGAGTTATTGACAACTCAATTTGGAGGATTATCAGAGCTTAAAACATTCATCGATACTTACATGAAAAGCACAAACGAGGGCTTGATTATTGGTAAAAATGATGCAAGCTCTACTATCAAAGTATCAAGTGATAGAATATCTATGTTTTCTGCAGGAAAAGAGGTTATGTACATTTCACAAGGCGTAATAAACATTGATAATGGTATTTTTACCGCATCAGTTCAAATTGGGCGTTTTAGAACAGAGCAATATCATCTTGACAAAGATGTGAATGTTATACGATATGTCGGATAAAAGGAGATAAAATGGCTAAATACAGCAATTCAAGTGGTAGCTTATTTTTAAATGTTTACATCGATCAAGGTGCGCAGAATATCGCTGCTAATACTACAACAGTAAACTGGGAGATGACAGTTAGTCGCTCAAGTTATTACCACACATATAACAATAATGGTAGTAGTACTCTTTCACTGTCTCTTGATGGGCGTAATGTCCACAGCAGCAATCCAACTTGGGAGGTCTGGGACGGAGAGGTTACTCTTGCTAGGGGTTCAAGTACCATAACCCATAATGCAGATGGAAGTAAAACTCTACCTCTGTCCTGCACATTTACCCCAAATAATGGCTATCATGAAGCAATTACAGTTACGGCTAATATTAGTCTAACTACCATTCCACGGGCTAGTTCTGTAAGTGTAAGTGCTGGGACTATTGGTAGTCCAATCACAATCAATATTAGTCGTCATAGCTCAGATTTCAAGCATACAGTACGGTATTCTTGGGGTAGCAAGTCTGGTACTATTGCCTCTAACGTTGATACATCCACAACATGGACGATCCCTCTTGATTTTGCAAATGAGATTCCAAATAGTACAAGTGGTACTGGAACAATTTACGTTGATACATACGCAGGTAGCACCAAAACAGGTACTCAATCAGCTATATTAACAGCGAGCGTGCCAGGGAGCATGAAACCTACACTTTCTAATATAACCTTAACAGATGCAAATGGTGTCGCTAGAGGGTTGCTGAACAGCAATAACTTTCTTCAAATCGTTTCAGATATTCAGGTAGGATTTAATGGCGCTAGTGGTATCTATGGTTCAACTATTACAGGTTATAGAGCTGAGATTGTTAATAAGAATCATGTTGTTACCGAAAATGGCGGTAGACTTGGAATGATGAATTTTAATGGATCAGCAACGATTCGAGCTAGTGTTGTTGATAGTCGAGGTAGGCGATCAGATGCTAAAGATATTGCTATCAATGTCATTGAGTATTTTGCTCCCTCTCTCAGCTTCTCAGCTGTTAGAACAAGAGGCAATACAAATACATTGCAAGTGTTAAGAAATGCCCGAATAGCCCCTATAATGCAGTCAGGAAAGCAAAGGAATGTAATGTCCTTAACTTTCAAAGTTGCTCAGATAGGTAATGAGAATTTCACTGCCGATAATGGTAGTGCATCTGGTAATTTTACAAGTATTCATACATTGACTAACTCAGCTGCTAACATGGCGGGGAATTATCCATCGAATAAATCCTTTGTGATTATTGGTAAGCTTGAGGACAAGTTTACAAGCGTTGAATTTTCTACAACAGTAGCAACTGAAAGCGTAGTAATGTCCTACGATAAGAACGGACGTGTAGGCATCGGTAAGGTTGCAGAATTTGGGAAACCTGGTTCGTTGGATGTTCTTGGTGACATCTTTGCTAACAACAAGCCCATTCAGCAGTATCAGCTGACTAATGCTAATAGTAGCATTAACAAGGGGCTGGGTGAATGGAATGATATCTGGAATAAGCAACAGACGGAATGGGGCTGGAGGAACGGGAGGTATGCTGACAATCCCACTGGTAAAGATGGTGAATGGGGACTATTCCAAAATTATTGGTTGGATAGCTGGAAAGGTGTTCAGCTATTCACCTCAATTTTATCAGGAAGATTATTTTTAAGAACTTATCATGATACCAACGAATGGAAACCGTCACAATGGAAAGAAATTGCTACCATCCAAAAAACTGTTACCAAAAAAATTGACGCAGGATGGGGCGTGAAACTAAACGCTACCAGAAACGGAAATACTATCACGCTCTCAACAGAGCATGTAATCAGTAACATCAATACTGACTCAGATTATAGAGAGTTACGTGAGACATTGCCAGCAGGCTTTAGACCAGTTCAAGAGGCTCATTTTGTGTTACAAGCCCATTCTGGCTCAACAGTCACAGGGACAGCTATCTTGCACCTTGCAACAGATGGTAAAATCCGTCTGACAAGTAAATCTCCAGGGAATAAATTTTGGACAGGGACAATTACTTATATCACATCAGATCCTTACCCCTAAAAACGTAAAAAATCCCTAACATTTTGTAGATAATTAAATCAAAAGGAGGAAATATGAAACTAGAATATGGTTCAAAATCACAAGAATTTGATGCGAGCGGAACAGCATCAGCGACAAAGGTTATGCTAGTTAATTCTGATGGTGCTAACATTCCTGTATTTTTACCACCTGACAAAATCAACTTATCTAACACAGAACTTCTAGAACTATCTTTAGAGGTTGTCTATCAAGAAAACTTCCCAAAACGTGCTGAAAACGAGAGGTTCAATAAGGTTGATGAACAGTTGCAAAAAAACAACGAAATGGCAGGTAAAGCAGAACAAGCGGCAACTGAGAACAAGCAATATCTCAATGCCATTTCAGAAATTACTGAAGTTCTAATAGCTCTTGCTATTAGTCAAAATGGGGGTATGGTTACGACCGCTTATAGCAAGGTGGCTACATTTGTTAAGCCACTTGTAAAAGACCATCGATACTCAAATGGAGATATCATCTCAGGTGCTTATCCGCATGACAGCAATCCAAAATGGCCACGAGGGACACAGACCATCTTTAAATTTCAGATGCAAGCGACAGAGGGTTATACTTACAAAGACCAGTCACTATCTGATATGTTACAGCAAGGTGTGCTGACCGTGGTCATGCCAAGGATTGAGTAAAAGGAGGTGTATATGCCAGAATACGAGCGTTTAATTGTACAGTTCGTTTTCTCTCTCGTCCCTGTTGTAACCCTGTATTTCTCAATGAAAGACCGCAATACAAAGCAAGAGAATCGTATTACGGCTATGGAAAAAGACATTGAAAATCTGCAAGAATTTAAAGTGTCAGCAAATAAGCGACTTGATAATCACGACGAGCAAAACAAGGCTATACTTGTTCTAGCTGAGCAAGTTAAGTCTCTTGGTGAGGACGTGAGGGAACTAAAAAACCTAATTCAAAATAAACAATAAAAAAGGAGAATAACATGATTAATTGGAAGTTGAGACTACAAAACAAAGTAACACTGATTGCTCTTCTTGGTGCAATCTTCCTTATGGCTCAGCAATTCGGCCTTGAGATTCCAAAGAATATTCAAGACGGCGTGAACACATTCGTGTATATCCTTGTCTTGCTGGGTGTGGTCAATGACCCAACGACAAGTGGTATCACTGACAGCAAGCAAGCGCTTGAGTATGAAAATCCAAAGGAGGATTAAATGATGGTTAAAATCATCAATAATACGATTTTCAATGGGATTGCAGGCTCACGTCCGACTGAGAAGCCAAAATATTATATCATGCACAATGATGCTGGTTCTATGAGCGCTGAAAGCTATGTGGATTGGTTGCAATCTCGATACGACAACGGCCAGTCTGAGCTTGGTTTCGCTCATTACTACATCACTCGTGATGCAATCGCTCGTGTCGAAGATACATATAATGGCACTTGGTCTGCAGCGAACTATGATGCTAACATGAACTCGCTCAGCTACGAAGTATGCCAGCAGTACAATTCGACGGATGCCGAGTTCATTGAAAATGAAAACATGGTACTGCGCCAAATGGCTGAGGATATGACTTATTATGGCGATACTCCAAATTATAGCAACATCAAGTTCCACAATGAATTTTCAAGCACATCATGTCCTGCACGTTCCCTTGAATTGCATGGTAGATACAATGACAGTCTGCGTGACTATGTGATTGCTAAGATTAAGCATTATCAAAGTCTCGGTTCAACCGTCCAAGAAATGCTTGAAAAAGAAGGCAATCAAGAAGGTTGGAAGAAAAATTCGACTGGCTGGTGGTATGTCAATGCAGATGGCTCATATCCAACTGATAAATGGCAGAAGATCAACAATGTTTGGTATTACTTTGACAGCAACGGCTATATGAAAGCTAACACATGGCACAAGCATTCAGATGGACACTGGTATTACTTGCTCCCAAGTGGAGCCATGGCAACAGGATGGGCGCTTATTGCGAATAAATGGTATTACTTCAAAGAAACTGGTGCTATGGCCACTGGTTGGGTTAAGTACAAGGAACATTGGTATTATCTCGATGCTAAGGATGGAGATATGAAATCCAATCAGTTTGTCAAGTCGGCAGATGGCACAGGTTGGTACTACCTTAAATCAGACGGAACAATGGCAGATAAGCCAGAGTTTACTGTTGAGCCTAACGGGCTCATTACTACAAAATAAAACGAAAGGAAAACTTTCAAAATAGATTACACAAAACCGCAGGCAATAACCCGCGGTTTTATTGTTTTAAAAGGGGCAAAAAAGGGGCAAAAGTGTCGTAAATCTCTGTAAAATGATGTAAAAATTCAACTTTAATCTCGTTTTAAAGCTCTAAAATCCAATGTATTGTAAAATGGTGTAAATTTACGTATCAACTATAATTGTTGTGTGCTCTTTTTT